CATATTGTTATGAAAGATAGCATGACAGAAGACGAGTTTGATGCTCTTGCTTTTGACTTTGCTCCCAAAACAGGTAGTGTTCCATCGTTTGCTACTGAAGGTGCAAAAAGAAATACTAAACAAAAAGTTTATGATCCTGCAACTGATGGTTTATGGACACAAGCTAGGGTAGATAAGTTAACTTCTGATGAAATTGCGCAACTTGCTAGAGATGAAAGAAATACACGGTTAGGTAGGTCGGATTGGTTTGCTTTAAAAACATTGGAGTCTGGGTCTGCCGTACCTGACAACTGGAAAACATATAGGCAAGAACTAAGAGATTTACCTGCGGCAGGAACTTCTAAGTGGAATCCTTCTGTTGTTTTGGATACTGATAATGACGGTATAAAAATCAATGGAATTACTTGGCCCACTGAACCGAGTTGATAAATGGATAAACCAACTCTTACTTCCGTGACAGAACAGATCCATCAACTTGATACACGCTCGCATCGCCTCGAAGTTCAAACAAGTATTCAGTTCAAGGATCTTTTTAATCGTATTAAGCGTATTGAAACTATCCTCATTGCTGCTTTTAGTTCAGTTATTATTATTCTTTTAACTGTGGCATTCCAACTCTAAACAAACTCAAAATAGATAAGTCGGGCATATATTACCGGGGATCAGATCCCACCGATTTCAGGTGATATTATGGACCCTATGACCCTTTTCGCTGCGGTAAGCAGTTCGTTCCAGATCGTTAAGAAACTGGTAAATGCTGGGAAAGAATTTGAGGACGTTTCACTCCAGATCGGTAAATGGATGGGAGCGTGTTCAGACCTTGAGCATGAGCATAACAAACTAAAAAACCCCTCTCTGCTAACAAGATTAAAGAAGGGTAGAAGCATTCAAACCGAAGCAGCCCAACTCGTGTTGCATCGCGCCACTATCGAAAAACAACGAGACGAATTACAGCATCACATCGTCTGGACTTTAGGGTTGGGTCAGAAGGGTTGGAATGCACTTTTAGATACTGAAAGACAAATTCGTGTACAGAGAAAAAAAGAAAAATATGAGCGAGAAGCCAGAAAAGAAAAGATCCAATTTTGGGTTGTACTTATTATCGTTATGTTTGTGGGTGTGGGTCTACTCATTGCTCTTGCATACGGCCTCAAACTCCTCGACAACTGATGAATTTACCAACTGTAGATTACACAGAATTGCAGTGATAATTCGGAACCCCGGAACACACCAAACGAGGGACGTTTTATGCGTCTACTACGGTGCGCAAAACACGGTTGAAACGGCAATCATAGAGTACAGTCCAAACCACCGTTGTGAGTTAGAATATCAGTGTCTGATGAACCCCTCTCCAACAAGAAAAGCAATCCAAGAAATTATTAATGAGTTTGAGGAAAATGGCTAAAAAACTGCAAGAAGATAGCGTTCTAAATCCCTACGATTTGGATGGCGATGGTATAGTCTCTGATGACGAAATAGATAAGTCCAAGGAGATCCGTGAGTTCGAAGATCAGTCTAGAAAACATCTGGCACAACTTCGCATAGCACGATGGACACTCATAGGCATGGGGATGTTTACCTTTATGATGTTCATGCCATTTATCGCTGATGAGAGGATTGAACTACTAGTCGATCTATCAAATATTTTCTTCATAACCGGGGCAGGAATTGTGGGCGCCTATATGGGTGTTTCTGCTTGGATGAGTAAGAATGGAAAATCATAATGTTGTCATTATTAGGTAGTGCTTTAGGATTTGGCACAAGCATAATTCCGAGTGTCATTGATCTCTTCAAACAACGTCAAGCCGACAAACAAGAACTATTGATGTTACAGGCAAAAGCAAAATATGCGGCTCAATTATCTGAACTTAAGATTGATGAGTTACGGTCTAAAAGCGACATTGCTGAAATAGAAGGAATACACAAAGAGCAAGCAGCGGCAGTCAGCAAGTCAACCTTTGCAGCCGCCCTATCCGGGAGCGTTAGACCGATAGTCACATACCTCTTTGTGGGAATATTTCTGACGGTAAAAATCACTGCTTTGGTTACGGCTCTTGATGCTGGGCAATCACTTAACGATGCCATGCCGATTATCTGGGACCAAGACACTCAAATTCTTTTTAGTGGGATTATTAGTTTCTGGTTTGGTCATCGTGCCTTCGAAAAAATACGGCAAAGGAAAGGATAAAAAATGGATGTAGATAAGCTGCGTGAGCAACTCAAAATTGATGAAGGAATTGAGCATAAAATTTATAAAGATCACTTGGGTTACAACACGGTTGGAATCGGGCATTTGATCTTAGATGGTGAGCCAGAATTTAGCATGGAAGTTGGCGAAGAAATCACTGATGAAAGGGTCAATGAACTCTTCGAAAAAGATGTTGAAATCGTGCTTGGAGATTGCAGAAAATTGTACCCGTATTTCGATGAACTCCCAGAGGAAGCGCAGCAAATAATTAGTAATATGATGTTTAATTTGGGACTACCAAGATTGTCTAAATTCAAGAAAATGAAACAGGCCGTTGACAACAGAGATTGGAAAGAAGCCGCAAACCAGATGAAGAGTTCGCGATGGTACGTCCAAGTTAAAAATCGGGCAGACAGATTAGTTAACAGAATGGAAAGGATTGTGTGATGCCAAAGGTAGGTAACAAACATTTTAGTTATAGTAAGGCTGGCAAATCAGCCGCGAAAAAGGAAGCACAGAAGACGGGCAAGAAGGTTCAGATGGGTTCTAAAAAAACGTCTATGATGAAATCTTATAAGTGACTCGAAAAGACACTCTAGGTATTCCGAATCGTGTGCGCATTTTGTGCGCATTTCTGGTTGTCACCAGTGGTCGCTAGTTGGCACTGACAGACCCTATTTAACGCTAATTAGAGCCAGATATACCACTATCACTAGAACCTAAATCTAGTGCGTCTACCAATTCCGCCACACCCGCATTCGTTTGTATCCCTCTGTTTTTATTTACTTTTATCAGTTTCATCTCAAGTTTTGCCGTCCTTTAAATTTGCCATTGTGCGCATTCTGTGCGCACTTTTTTAAAACATCTCTTGTAAAAAGTCCTTCCAGCGCATACATTAAGTGAGTTATTAAGTCATTTAATTAAGATTGGAAGCAACAAAATGAAACCTTTATCAGTACTTAAATACAGAGACTATTTTATTATCAATGCCCTCCGCGTTGGTCAAGGGGCAAGATATGGAAACTACAAAACAAAAGCCGAGGCTAAAGAGGCTGCCAAGCAGTTGGTCAAGGATTACTTGAAGGGAGATTACACAAAATCTTCGGACGTTAAATACGATAAAGTTACAGTTGGTCAGGCATACGAAAAGTTCTTGGAAGCCTTAGACCTAGAGTTAGAAAGCAGGGAAATTAAGTTAGCTACTTGGGAGCAAACCAAGGTTGCGTGTAATTGGTTTCTCAAGCAAAAGATTAGTAACCGACTAGTGACAACTCACACTTGTGCAGCCCTATTTAACCGTTTTAATATTCGAGAATTTCAAAACGAAATTGTAGCCAAAATTCGGGCTGATTTTAAGGCTTTATCCACTAGAGAAAAAAAGAAAATTTATATCCAAAAATTTATTCATTACACACTTTACAAAGGATGGTCACACGTTAATCCACTTGCAATGGATAAGGTATCAAGTAGGCTTGTTGCTGATGCTCAAAATCGTGACAGAGATCATCTTAATGCCACACTTTCTGACATCGAAAAATTATATAAATTTGGTCTAGCCGATGAGTCATTTTTCAATAAAGCGATTTTTATCCTAGGAGTTAATACTGGTATTAGACAGTCTGAGATCAGAGCATTGCGATGGAAAAATGTAAACTTGAATGAGGGATATATTTACATCAACGATGCAGTTGGATATCGGTATGCAATTAATGGTCAGACAAAAACAAAAGCACACCACGACAAAGGTGATCGTAAAATTGTTATAAATTCTGAAGTTGTGGATGTATTGAAGCAGTTCAAATTGCAGTCACCAAAATGTTCTGAAAACGACATTGTGTTTTATGGTAAAAAGAGAGATGTCCTTTCTAAAGAATACTTTAGAGATCTTATGGAAAGAGCCGTAAGGAAGGCAGGCACCAAGAGATTAACTTGGGGATGTCTCAGACATTTTTACGCTTCTAAGATGATTAATAATTTAGGCGAGAGGTGGAACGAGGTGGCTGATCGTATGGGTCACAAGTCAGCAGATTTTACCAGAAGCCAATATGAATTTATTTTGGAGAACAAGGAGAAGGATGATCGCCATAGAGAGGCAGGATCAACTAGCCTAGTTTCTCTCTAAATCTTTCGATCTGATTGATGGGTACATAAATTCTTCTACCAATCTTTGTACCCTCAATACCCCCCTCCTCGATCATCTTCTTTACTTTTTTCTGATTTGGCCTTGAACCATCCCCCCAAAAAAGTTCAGCAGTTTCACTTAAAGAAAATAATAGTTTTTTGTATTCGTTATCCATAGCCAGATCCTTCCAAATCTTGTTCTTTGCAATCGTTTAATTCGTTTACGTTCTACCCATTCATCTATCCACAAATATGGTCTAGACATTATCCCAATCCAAGTCATCTTCAACCTTTGGTTTCGGTGTCTCTGCAACTGCATTTCGGGCGGCATCTCCAAATGGTTTTGCACCATCTCCATACGCATTCCTATACACCGAAAATTTGCCTGCTTGAGGCCATTCCGATGGGCTAAGAGTTTCGTCCCTTCGCTGAACTTGAAAGCCAATAGATAAGTCAAATTTATTGATGAGACTGATCACTTCATTCTTGGCTTGGTGAGCCTCAACTCTCTCGTCATTATATTTTGTATTTATCCACCCGGATATGGAATATTGTTTTCCATCGATTTCAATCTTTGAATATTTTAATTGTGGTTTAGGCATTTCTTCCATCCTTTCTAATTTCTTCATATCGTTGATTTTTGTAGTCGTGAATTTGTTTGTGTAACTGTGGATCTTCTTGTTCTATTCTTGCCATGTGCTTACTGAACTCTTTATTTACATCCACCACCTCTTGAGGTGTTTTACATTCCATAAACCTTTTGGTTAATTTTATCCCGAAATCCACATACTTATCATTCGATTCTGTTACTGGAGGAGCCTCTGGCTTCGGCTCTGGTTTTGGTTTTGGTTTTTGTTTAGGTTCATTATCAAAATGAGGGTCTGGTAAATCTTCCTTTGAATATATATCAATTCCTA